TAGTTTTGCACAAATTTAGAATGATTCTAAATAAGGAATCAGGCTATAAGCTGATTAATCTCCGCAAAAATACGCCTATAAACTTAAGATATATTCTTTCGCTTGTATAGATACTCCTGATACTTAGTGAATACTAAGTGGTTAATCTTATTGTGTTTTTTGCAGTCTCGACATTGTAGCCAATGGTGTACAGTACCGGCTGCAGTGACTACTTTTTTATTGTACCTGTGGTTAGTACCTCCACATTCTGCACATTCGTACTTATCTCCTCCCTGTTGTACAGCATAGTTGTGACTTACTAGGGTGTAGCTGTTTAATTTATTGAATACAGACTCAAGTACCTCAACATCCATCTTGCAATAGTCTACCATCTTATCTAATGCATCCTGGTCCTTGCGGAATACTATATCTTTCCATAGATCAAGCCCTCCTGTTTCCATCTTAGCACCTACCTTAAGTAGCTTAGCTATGTAGTCTAGTTTGTTTGAGTTAAAATTGAAGTATCTTTTAGCCCATTTAAGCGTGTCTATGGTCTTTGGTGATGGCATTACATTGATGCCATGGAATAAAGCCCTTGTGCGTATCCATTTAAGGTCAAACCTATCCCCATTGTGAGCCACTATCTCATCTGCTTTCTCCAATACTTTGACAAAGGCCTCAATCATTTTCTTATCACTTTGACTTTTGGACCATGTTAGGCTGTGAATCTCCTCCTCACCCTCCCATTTATAGCAGATGCAGATGATTGCACGTTCATGAATGATATCACCCGGGTTGATTGTTAGGTTGTATCCTGTCCTCCAGAACACCCCGACATTAAAGGATGTTTCAATGTCGTAAAAAAGTCGTTTTCTCATAGCTTAAATAGCAGGGCAATCCTGTCAAGTATCCCCTTTTGAATTAAAAAACGGAGCAATATACCTAAAATAAACGAAATCACAATAGGCCACCATGCCCATCTGTACTTTACTACCTGTTCTGCCTGAGCTGTTTTGTAGATAGTCTTACCTCGTATCCTTTCTACCCTGGTCTTGTACCTGTACTCAATCCTAGTCTGCCATCTAGTCTTAGGAACGTATATATTGTTGAATTTAATCACCGTATCCTTAGTTGTATAGAACTTCTCCCATACAATAGTATCATTCATGATCACAGGGATGCTGTCAACTGTAGTAATGCGGATGGTATCACTATCCTGTACTACTTGCAGGCCATTCTTTAAGGCTTTCTTATAGTGCCATTGAGCTCGCTTTGGAGCTGAGCAGGATATAAGTATCAATAGTGGTAGTAAGTATCTCATAGGTTTTGTAGCATCTTAATTATTCTAGGGCATGGGTAAATATCTGCCTTGTCTTTTCTCACACTGTTATGCGTGTAGATCCCTGCAGTACCTTTGAATGCCTCTTTGTCAATGGCAAATATCTCTGACCGGTAAGTCTTAGGAATGTCATAGGTCTCGCATAGGTACTCCACTAACTGCCGAGTGCTTTCAATTTGTGCATCCGTATATTTGTACCAATACTTATTACCCTTGTATGGTGTATCTAATGTAGTTACCATTGATGGGTCCACCACTCCCTTGACATAGTTGTAGTACTTCCCATCTTTTAGCTTCAATGGACCCCAATTGCACACCTCAATACCTACACTTAGCTTGTTTAGGTTTTGATATTTGAGTCCATGTACTGAGAAGTCCTGAGAATCGATACCAAGATGGTAAGCCCAATGCTTTGAAGAGAAGCACTGTACTATGCTACCTCTTTCACCTATAACAAATGCAGTAGCTATCCTATCTGAGTTGCTATTCCACCAGCGTGATACAGCTATAGGGTTACCATTGCCTGCAGTGTGGTGTAGATAGATTTGTTTTTTCTCAGACTCTTCGTGGAAGTACTGAGAATTAGATAGGCGTTCCTGAAATATTTTCGTTATGTCTAATTTCATCTACCTCTTTTTTAATATCCTTGGCTCTTGCAAATAAGTTTTTCATAGCTTGCCATAGGTCAAGCCCTTTTACCGCTTTATAGTTCTCATTGATACTCATGACCTCAATACTAACTAGGATAAGTGCAAGCCCTTTTGTGAATAACAAATCTACTGAGAAAAACTGCAGGATGATACCATTGAGTATGAACTTATCTATCATATAAAACATCATAACAGTTACCTCATAGAGTAACATCTTGCTAATGATTGCAGATAGGCCTCTGCTAGTTATCTTTACCTTATTCTTATAGCTCTTCCATACGCCTGTAATGGTATCCAATATGATCACAAAGCCAACTAAGAATAATAAGCCTGAGATAGGCATTAAAAATGCACTGATAACCCCTAAGAGTTTAAACCAATTAGCATGCATTGTAGCTAGTAGTATGGATAGCTGTGACTTCACAAGATTAGGATGCTGTTATTGTACCCATTCTCAAGAAAGTTACCGCACATTCCTGTACAGGTAGTTTGCCATTGTGTGATGCAGCTGCAATTTTGGAACATTGGACGTAGGTCTGTATCCTGGTTAGTGGTACTAATGAATAAAGGGAACAGGTTACGGTTAGCAAGTAGCCATCTGATTAATCTCTGCTCAAAGAATGATGCTTTTTGTGCATAGTGCTCCATACCAAAGGCTACATCACTTTGGGATACGCTTGCTGAGAAATCACCTGATTGAGTTTGTAGGCCTTTGTTTTTAAGTTGGTAGGTCAACCCGAACACTGCATCCTCTGCACTCCTCCATGCTATCACAGGCTGAATAAACTCTACCAAATCTACCTCATCAGGAAGTAGTGCCTGGTTATTATATTGAGTAAGCAAGTAATTATAGAACGTAGTGCCCAGGATAGGCTGCACTCTTAATGCCGCTTGTGTCGCAATGTAGGGAGTTACGTCATTAACATCCACATTGGCTGTAATAGGTGTGTTTGTTTTGAGGTAGGATTCAGTTATAAAGTACAGCATTATACAATAGGTTGAGTAGGTTCATCAATAGGAGGAAGTGAGGCTAGAGCTCTAATCTCATTGGTAGTCATTTTTTCAAGCACTTTGCTAAGCAATGCATCACTCAAGTTATTCAATGCATCCTTAACTTTTGCAGTCTCCTCATCTACCTCTATGATAGTATCCCCAATGATTTGAAAATTATTGATAGTAAACTCAGCAGGGATGCGAGCAATACCCAAAAGCTCATTAAAGATAGTAGTTACCTGTTGACGTAACTCCATTACTACATTCTTTTCAAAGATAACATAGGCTTGCTTAATATCACTACCACTACCCAAGCTACCTGTGGTACGGATACCCATAAGGATAGGGTCAATAGTGTGACTAAAACAAATCTGCTCAGTGTTTAATGCAGATGCCTCATGGAATAGCTTATCATTGCCATTAGTAGGTAGGCTTTCTATCTTTGGAAGTTGGTCCGCACTGTTAGCAAAGAATGCAACTGCCTTTCCTGCATTGGCTGCACCCTTAAGGCGGTCAATAGTTTCCTTGATCATGTGCTTTTCCTCCTCAGACTGTGGCCTCTTTGGGAACATCATAGCAAAGCTAGGGAATACACTATTTTGGATGTTACTTTTAGCGAAGTAAGATAGCTCACCACTAAGAAAAGCAAAATTTAAAGCACTTGTATAGGTAGGGAGTGAGTAATAATCCTGCCCTACCGACTTAACTTCGTAGCTAAATAGTTGGCATGCGTCTTTACAGGTGATGTGGTAAGGCTTAATTTCCTCAATACCTATTCTACGTGACCAATCATCACACAAAAAGTACATTTTTTTATCTCTACCTACCCTTACTTTTTCAGGAGATACGTTCTCAATTTTCATGAGCTTGCGTTTCTCACCAAAATACAGCTTAAAATATATGCGATTGTGTAGAATTAACTGCTTTGTAACTGCCTTAACGGTGTGTTTGAGGTTAGCTTTTTTCTCAAAGGTAAACATCTCTAGCTTCTCCTGTGGTGTGAGCTTATCAGTGGTAAGGTTAAAGCCACCACCAATCACAGCATTAGTCTTGAAGTCTACAATGGCACCATGCAGCGGTGAGCTGAAGTACATCTGATTCAATAGCTCAGGATAGAGGTTGTCACTTCCAAAATACTGCCACATGTTAGCGTTATACCTAGGGTCTACCACAGGTAAGGTTAGGTTACCTCTCCCTACCGGTAGGAATGGGGTGCTAAATGATTGGTAGCCCTCAATTACCTCTGGGCCTTTGTTGCTTTTAATAAATCTATCGTACCATGCCATAGTTAATCGTATATTGAGTTACCTGCAGGACCACTTACAACCATTCTCCCCTCCTCAATTACTACTCCTGTAGTCTGAGCTATTGTCAAAGGTAGAACGTATGCTGTTGAGCTCTCATATACCTCATACGTGTACTGCCCTTTAATTAGTATGATGTCTGTAGGCTCATTTAGAGCGAACAGGTTGTATCTTTCAGGGTAAGCACTTGTATCAGGAGCTGTGAATAGCTTTGGTATGCTTGTGGTATTCATTTCATTCGTGAATACAAATAAATAATGCGGTGTGGGTACAGTTGTTACCTCTGTTAAGGTTAGCACAAACTGATTAATTACTCCCTGTTCAATGTAAATCACACCTATATTAAATTAGACTTATCAAATGTTCATAAAAAAAGCCCTACCATTACAGCAGGGCTTAAATATAGAGAGGCAGGATATTAAACTATGATACTCCGATTGCAGCAAGTGCTCCGGCACTCATATTAACTTCGTATGCTAGGTACTCATTCTCAGCTACCAAAGTAACAGAGTATTTTGAGCCATCCGCACGAGCTGTACCTGAGCCCTCACCTGTAGCAGATACCTGCAAGTATGGGAAGTACCAATATAAACCGTTAGCATCAAGGATGATAGCTGTAAGATACTGCTGTCCTGAGCCTAAGATTTTGATTGCACGAGACTTAGCAGCTTCTCTTCGGTGGAACATTAAGTTAATAGTCTGAGTTACAAATGAGCTACCATTAACTAGGTCAATAGTGCTATCCTCAGTGTAGTTAGATGTGTTTCTGCGAATGTAGAAGTTTTCAAAAAGTACAGGAGTAGCCTGAAGAGCGATAGCTGTTATCGACCATCCTGCACCCGCTGATGGGTCTGCTGGAGTGATAGATGCTATCTCATCTTGTTGGTTAATCCAAATACCATAAATACCTCCACTGTTGTTAAGACACGATTTTGCGATTGATTCTAATGCTTGACAAGACATGTGTTAAAGTATTATATAAAGGGGGTTGCCCCCCTCTATGAGTTAATATTATGAGTAGTAAACGATATCTTGTGGATTCACAAAGCTAAAGCCAACTTTCATGTTAGCACGAGTACGGATAACCGGCTCAGCAACAGTGTCAGCTAAGTTTACTGCACGTAGATCAGATGGGTCTCCCTCACCATCAAAGGCAAAGATTAAGTTATCTTTCAAAGTGATAACAAAAGTGTTGTTAGACATCCCTGGACAAAGTACAATCTTGATACCTAAGTAAGTCAAAGATAAATCTTGAGTAATAAATGCATTAGTGTTACCACTAGCTACACCTAAACGGTAGATGTTTACTAATTGTGTTGGTAAGTAGATACGTAAATCAGCAGTTCGGGATGCAATAGCTGCAGGAACTAAAGCAAAAGCAGCCTCTAATTTAGCACCTAATCCATTGACTCCTGAGAATGTAGTGATAACACCTGTACCACCTGAGATAACAGGAAGAGTTCCCGGAGGAGGAGTGAGACCATTACCAAGTAAAACCTCATAACCATCACATAAAGCAAGTTGTGGGTTTAATGAAGATGTGTCACCTTGCCATCTTAAAGACTCAATTTGTCCGTTCACAGCATTAGCCATCTCACTCCAATAGAAGTTAAAGAAATTGGCTACAGAGAAATCACCGTTAGATCCTGCTGCCATCTGTAAAGATACAAATGATTGCTCTAAATCAAATTGACACACTTGAGCCATAGCTGAAAGAGCACATACGTCTACTTCATGTGAGCTTAATTCATCTGTGTTAAGGTTAGGAAAGTTACATGGAGATGTAGCTAACAATCCTGTACCAAAAGTAACAGTACCAATTTTAGTTTTGTACTTGATACCAGGTAGAGTACGGAAGTTATCAGCAATCTCAGTACCACCTAAGTAAGCCTGTGCATAGAATGCCTCAGCGTTAGGGGTTAATTCTGCACTTGGCAGAACGTTTAAATCAAATCTTAATTTACGCATTTTGTTTGTTGTTATTTTGTTGTGTTAAATTTTACAAAGTTACTAAGTCTTTGATGTGCACTCAAGGCCACATCCTCTACAATCTCCTCATCCTCTACCTCAGTAGATAATATCTCATCTAATTGGTTACGCATCTCTGCAATCATTGCAGCTACAGCGTTCATGTGCTCATCCAATAAAGGTCTAACAATAGCAATGATAGCCTCTGCATCTACTGCAGGGTCTACCGCCATTGTCTCCTCTTCTACTGTATCCTCTTCGATAACAGTATCTTCTAGGGCTACCTCTTCCGAGGCCTCCACTACTTTTTCAACATCACGTATCTCAATAACCTCCCCGTTTTTTACAACGTAGATTTTATCCATGATAGTGTGCTCTCCATCAGGTAACTTGTTCATATTTGTTTTTGTTTTTGTTTGCTCTTTTAATTTCATGCCAAGGTACCCCTCAATGGAGAAGCCTATCTGATCTTGTGCTACTAGCTCAGCATAGTATTCCTTATCAGTAA